GGATTGCGCGGAGCGTTAGGAACCGTTGTGGGGCCAGGGCCATAATCGAAGTAACGCAATTTACTAGCATTGCGAAACGCGAAACAGTCCTTGGCCAGTCGTAGGGGCATGTAGCACCCGTCCTTGGATTCGCCGAAATACGCATTGGGCATGTGCTGGGAAGTTTCATAGGTAGCAGAATCAGAGGCCTGATACTGATCAATCAAAACAAACTCAGCATGATCTTCCATGGTATTTGCACAAGTGAGACGGCGAGGAAACACAGGATACTGACAAGCAGAAATTGTACCCTGATTCGCAAGGGCGGGTCCGTCCTGATAACCAGAAACTCCAAAACCTATCAGGCGATGAGCTTCAATGCCAAGCTGAGACCAAGCATTAAACACCTGGGGATAAGATGGAGTGGGAGTTCCAGTAGTCAAGGACGTATTGAGGAAAGGGACGTAACTGACGAAGTTACCGGTGTGATCCAACACAGCGGCACATCCTTGCTGCAAAACATCGGGGGTAACAGTGAGATCAAAACCCCAATTCAAAGTTTCGCCAGCAGGACAGGAAAGCCGAAACACGTTGTAGTACTGAAGTACAACGTTCGGGCAAGAAGCTTCGTCAGGGATCCCCCTGACCGTACTAATAGGGTCAGAGGGATGAAGGGCCTTGATGACCCAAGAGCGACCATCGGGCGTTGCGGCAAGATCGCCCGGAAGAGACAAAATATGAGAACCAAGTCTTTGTGCAATGCATTATGAGACCCAGGGCACGCATCAGTGCCGGGGGAATGCGCGTCATCCGTTTGCCGGATTGCGGCGTACTACGGACGGAGGAATTGAGGTTGAGATCAAGCAAATAGCGCGACGCGAAATGGGCGGAATCTGAAGACGGCTTAACCAGGTCAGGAATAGAAGCAAGCTTCCCTTCCATGATCCAGTTCTCAACAACAATCTGGTTCTCAGGGCTTATACCAAATAGCTGTGCGAACAACAAACGCGTACCAAGGGTCACGCATGGAGGCGAGATAGGACGAAAATCGCGGGGCACGGAATGATAGCCATCGTCAATGAAGCGTGGTGTGATGTGCTGTGTGAGGAGAAGAGCTTTGTAGGCGAGGAACGAAACGATGGGACAATTCGGGGTCTCGTACATAGTCGAAAGGGCCTTAGAACGAAGCAACTGGCGAAGCACGGCATCAGAGGCACCCAAAAACGAAGAAGTCCAGCCAAAACCCATCATGAAAGATCATGGGTCACGGAGGATATCTCCAGAATCGGTGCAGACGATACCGCAAAAAGAGGCAAGACAAGGGTCAGGGACTTCAAGAATCTTTATAGTAAAGCCCAAACGGGCATAGTCTTCACGAGTCAAGACAATGTCACTGGCAAAGATTCCATCGTCCCCTTCCACAAATCCTTCGAGAAAGCCACCTTTTTCTTGGGCGATGAAGAGGGCCAACATCAAATTGGTGAAGCCATTACCAAGAGACGTGCACATATCACCAGACATGCGCTTGCACCTAACTGTATACCGGAAGTGCTGAGAAGTTCG